TTACCTCTCGATGAATTCAAATCGCGCCGCGATACGCTTGCGCCAAGGGGCCGAAAGCCAGCTTTCAACCACACCATGCCCTTGGTAGGCATGAATAAACTGCGGAAGTTCGCCTGCATCAGAAACAACACCCAAATGCTTGGCGACCGCCCCCTGCCGCATCCGAAACAGGATCACTTGACCAGGTGCCAATGGCGTCGACGTCGCCTCGCGAAGATGCCGGTCCGCGGCCGCCATCAACCGCTCTGCGCCCTGCGGCTCTGACCAATCTTGGGTGTACGCCGGTATCGCCTCTGGCTCGCAACCATACACCACGCGCCAGATACCGCGCAAAAGGCCAAGGCAATCGCAGCCAACGCCCTGAACCGAAACTTGATGTAAATAGGGCGTACCAACCCAACCCCGCGCAATATCAACCACCTGCGTATTCATCGGGTCAAACTCCCACCGGTATGAGATTGATCAGAACGCGGCACACTCACCAACCAGTCATCACCCGGCATATCGGGAAAGCCCTGATAGTTCAGAAAATTGCTGAACTTTTCGCGACAGGTCACAGGGCGCTTGTCGCATCCAGCTGTCAAACGCAAAACATCACCCGGCGATACCGGCGCATTCAGCGGTGACCACAGTGTGATCACACGCTCAGTCAGACCGACATCCGACTTGATCAACCCCTGCAACCCGATCGCCGCACCGCTAAGCACCTCAAGCACACCATGCTCAAACCAACCGATATTGAAATTCTTGATACCCGTCAGCGTAAACACCTGCCCTTCGCTGGGCGCATCCAGTGAATGCTCTAGCCGGTAAGACGGATGATCGGTGCCAAACCGGCAGCGCGCATCCCCGAACACAGCACTACATGTCTTGAGATATGATCGCCCCTGGGTTTGGTTCAGCGCCTCGGTCAACCCCTGCAATTCAGCCTCAAAACCGCCGGCACCCCGGGTGATCTCACCCAAAGATCCGCGAAACAGCGTTTTGCGCGCATTGGCATCATCCCAGCACACCAACCACACCTGCACAGTGGCACCATCATAGCGGCCCGCCAGAATATCAGCTTCGGCAATGGCATCATCTGACAGCACACCAAAAGCCTCGGTGTTATTCACGGACAGCCCTGTGGTATTGGCGATCGCGCGTGCACTTAGCCCGTTCTGCGGGTTAAATGTGATCCCGTCAAAATGCAAGTCCGCGTCATGGTCAGTAAACCCCAACTGCACACCGTCGCGCCTGCGGATCAACCAGCAATGGCAAGTATGGCTCACACCAGAGCGCAAGTGAGCATAAAGCGCATCTTCACTCATAGCCGCACCTCGACCACGGGTACATTGGGTACTTCGCCCGCCTGAAAGCTGGACACAGAGGTCATGATCACATCAGTGTCAAATCGCACGGGCACGTCAAACTCAAACCCGGCCCGCACTTCAGCCCCTGTATCGGGGGCGCTGGCAAAAGTCAGCAAGCCGCTGTCATAGTCCACCTCATAGTCCACACCCTGTTGCGCATAATCACCGCCAACCTGAGCGCGCACAGACCCATGTACAGGCTTCTTGACGGGGCGCTGATAGATGGCATCGCCCGATCGGTATGATTTGGCTAGTTGAAAACTGCGCGTCACCTCGTCGCCAACAGCCAGTAACTGATCAGATGCCGCAACCGCACAAGACGGTTTACACGACAAATAGTCGCTCCAGTCCTTCCAGCGAAAGCCGACAAGCTGGCCCTGACGCGCCTCAAAGAACGCAATCAAAGTTTCCACATCATCCAAAGACCGCAACCCACAGCCCGCATCATACCGCCTACGCGCATGTGCCCAAGGCGTATTGCGTTCTTCAAAGCCATTGGCCAGCGTCACAATCTCTGTCCGGCGCTCAGGGCCACCCAATGCGCCAAAGCTCAACGACGCAGGAAATCTTACATCATGAAAAGTCATATCGGCTCCTACCTATGGCGTTCGCTACGGCCCAAAACACGGCTCATCTGCGCGGCAATCTGACTGCTGCTGCGCTGAAAACCTTGCACATCCGGGGTGGAAATATTCATATTGACGGTCACGGCCCCGCCGCCCGCACCGCGCACGCCCAATCGACCATCTGCACCACGGGCCAGCGGCATAATCGCCTCAGGCCCCGCTTCGCCCATCAGGCCGGTGCCGCCGCGCATGGGAAAGGTCGTCGGACTGCTGACAACGCCACCTTTGGCAAAAGGCATCACACGGCCTTGGCTAAACGATCCGCCATCCGCAAAGGGCATCAGGCCAGACACAACACCATTCAGACCACCCGCCAGCAATCCACCAATGTGATCGGTGACAGGGTTTACAGCGGCTGAATAGGTCGTATTCACCATCTTCTCAGCCAAACCACCCAGCACATCGGTCAGGCTGCGCCCGTCCAGCACCAGCCCATCAAACGCAGACCGCAACCCTTGGCTAAAGCCACGTTCCAGATTGCCCAAATCACGGGTCGTATCACTCAAAGATCCCTGCACAGAACGCAACCGATCCTCAAACGCCGCCGTCATGGCTGAGGCATCACCTAGCGCCGTTTCCAGGCCCCCTACATCCGCCTCAAGCGCATCAATCTTGTCGATGTCATCCATCATCTTCATCCTTCACGTCATCAGGAAAATCGCGCAGCAAGGCATCAAACTGCACACGACCCATCGGGGCCTGCGCGCCCGTCGCACCCAGCATGATCTGCAACTCTGCCGGGGTCAGCGCCCAGAAATCACACGGTTTCAACCGCAACTGGTGCAGTCCCCTCTGCATGAGCCCGACCCAATCCATCGGCTACTCCGGCACCGCAAAAGCGCGCGCCAACATGAGTGCTGCAACCTTCGCGGCCCCCACAGGACCGCCTGCAATCTCAGCCGTGATCAGATCCGCCGCAGTGCCGGTCCAGCCGCCACCGCGCAGACCCGCAACAACCACCGCCATCACATCAGCCCCCGAAAAAGCAGCCCCTTCAAACCGGCGAATAAGATCAACCAATGACCCTTCGCCAAGGGCTGCTTCCAATTCAGCAAGCGCGCCCAGCGTCAGCTTGCAATCATGGGACACCCCATCAATCACAATCGCCACTTCACCAGTCCAAGGGTTCGCCATCAGATCAACGCCACAAAGGTCAGCGCACCGGCAGAGGCCAGCGACAACTCATAGGTCGCTTCCCCATTATGCGATCCGGCATATTCCACAGACGTAATCTGAAACGGCCCTTGCAGCGTGCCAAACCCCGGCACAATCACCTGAAAATCAGGCGTCTCACCATCAAAGAAAATCTGGCGCGCACGCTCATCGGTGGCTTCATCCTTGAACACACCCGATCCGGAGATCGCGGCCGTTTTTACACCCGCCCCGCCCAGCAATTCGCGCCAGCCGCCCGTACTTTCCAGACTGGTCACATCCACCGTTTCAGCATTCAAACTGATCCGTGTGGCGCGCAGGCCAGCGGCGGTTTCAAACATGCCACCGCCTGTCATATCTATTTTGACCAACAGGTCCTTACCATTTTGTGCAGCCATCAGGCGTACTCCTCAAATATCAGTTGGGTTACGTGTCATCCGCCACGCGGGCACGAAAAATCAGGTTGATCTGGCGGACAGCACCGCTGCCTACACGGGCGGCCTTGGCCTTCAGAAAATGTAGCGATACCAGCGATCCCCGGTCCAGCGGCAAAGGCGCATCCACCAACGCATCACTCACCGCGGCAGCAGCAGCCTTGGCGGTGGCAAACCCCGCACTTTGGGTCACAACAGTCACTGTAAACTGATGCCAGGCCCCCGCCCCGGTCTTATCCGACGCATCGCGCACATCCTCTGCCCCCAGCACCACATAAAGCGGCGGCAAAGCCCCCGTCGGCAAAGCATCATAGATATGGACACCGACCAAAGCATCTAACGCACTATCCGCACGCAACCGCTGAAACACCGCCCGTTGCAGGGCCGCAGCCACTCCATAACTCATGGGGCCACCTCCTCTTGCGCATGACAGGTCAGGTAGGCGGCATCGACACCCTTCTCGGCCACAGCGTAAATCTCAAACACCCGCGCCCCATCACGAAAACGCTGACCTGCCACCGGTCGCGACGGCGCACCATAAGGGGCGGCACGGACGGTAATGCGGTAAGGCACACGCGAAAACGTCGTCGCCGTCTCTGCCTTCTCACGGCCCGACCCGGCTTTCACCTCGGCCCATAACACGCCCAAAGGCTCCCAATCGCGGGTATAGCCACCGGCCCCATCAGCCACCTTCAAAGGGGCCTCCAGCACCAACGACCGGTTTAATTGCGGCGCACTCATGCCCGACCACCCATAAACAGACGGACCGTGCGATAGCTTTCAATCAACGCCAGCACACCAACAGGCATCGCAGGGGTACTGCGCGACACATCATGGCGATATTCATAGAAATGGGCCGCCAGCAACATCACTGCCTGGGCCAGGTCGCTTGGCAGATCAGACCACTCAGGACCAAAGCCCGCGAGCATCCCAATGCGCACCGATCCACCCGCAGACAACGCAGGCAAACACGTGCCAGCCGCCTGCAAACTCGGGCGCTGCATATCAGGCTCCAGATACCAGCTATCCGCATCCACAGCCGTCTCCGCCCCCTGCATATTCAACAGCGTCACTTCACTAATCGCATTCACCGGGGCCACAGGCAGCGGCTGACGGCGGGCATCACGCCATGCGGTCAAGGTCCAGCTAAACTCGCGCTCAATCAAGATCTTACCAGTGCGGGCCTCAATCGCGGCCATCGCCGCGCGCAGATAGCTTTCCAGCACTGCATCTTGAACTCCATCGTCGGAAAACCCCGACCCCAGGCGCAAATGGTCTTGAAATGCAGCGACCGGAAGCGCCGACATGGGCACGGTGGTCTCTTCGACTAACATCATGGAATTACTCCGAAAACTCTTATACCACTTCAGGCGATAGATCCCGGGCGCACCCGCCCCCCGCATTGCTCGGACGGAAGGGAACTGCTAGACAATGCGAGGATTGTCTTGATGTGCGCCCGGGCTGGGTACCGCGCGAAACACGCAGCACCCCATTCACGACCTCAGCGTTTAGCTGGCCGCGAATTTCAGCAGCTTGATCGCTGCAAAATCGCTCACTGCACCGCCAACACGCTTGGTCGCATAGAACAGAACATGCGGCTTGGCAGAGAACGGATCGCGCAACACGCGCAGATCAGGACGCTCAGCCACAGTGTAGCCAGCAGAGAAATCACCAAAGGCGACAGACATGGAATTGTCATCAATATCGGGCATATCTTCGGCAATCAGCACGCGGTAGCCCAGCAAACGCGCAGGCTCACCCACCGCAATGCCGTCGACCCAAACAAAACGACCGTCATTGTCCTTCAACTTACGGATATGACCAGCCGTCTTGGAGTTCATGACAAAGGTCGCGTTGGCGCGGTACTCAGCACCCAGCGCATAAACCAGATCAATGATCGGATCAGCGCGGGTGATCCCACCAGCGGTTTCAGACGCCACATAGCCAAGGTTGCCCCAGGTCCAGTTGTCATTGGCCACGGTGCCATAGGTCAGCATACCCGTCGGCTTATCAACGCCGTCACCTTCGATAAACGCCATCGCCTCGGCACGGGCAAACTTGTCGGCAATCCGGCCAGCCAGCCAACCTTCAATGTCAAACGCGCTGTCATCCAGCAAACGCTGCGATGCTTTCGGCAGGGCAGACAATTCATGCAACGGAATAGAAATGCGCTCAATACGCGGTGTATCGGTCTCGGCAACCGCACTCGCCTCAGTCGCCCAACCGGCACCCATTTCGGAATGATCAACCAGCACATCATAAGACGTCGCATCCACATTCACGACACTCGCAATCGAACGAATGGAAGCAGTCGAAGACAGCGTGTTCTGAATAGTATCCGCTGTTTGCGGATCCACCAGATAGCCACCATCAGCAGCCACAGCCGTGCCCATCGCTTTGCCTTCCATCTCAAGGCCGCGCAGCGCGTCATCATCGCCAGAGCGCAGGTAAGCGGCAAAGGCTTTCTGGTGTGGCGCATCCTCAGATGCCGCATGGGCCAGTGCCGTGCGTGAGGTCATCATTGTCTTTCGATCCAGCTTGTTCATCCGGTCATCCTGTTTTTGAAGTTTGGCATTCACGCCGTGGGAAAAGTCTTTGAAATCGCTCATAAACCCGGCAATCGCCGTGTTCAGAGACTGGGCAGGAGACACATCTTCCCCAGCCCGAGAATTGCTCTCAGTCTTACTCATCAATCAATCCTTTGATCGTTGCTCGGGCGGGCTCAGTCCCGCGCCATCATTTGGCGCGCACCCTCAAATGCCGCAGCCATCTCGCGCATTGCAGTGGCTGCCGGGTCATCGCCCTTGGCCCCCACACGCGCATCAGGAAGCATCGGAAAAGTGACCAAAGACACCTCCCAAAGTTCCAACTCCGACAAAAGGCGTCCGCCCTTGTCATCCTTGCGGGCCTTCACGGTGCGATAGCCAATAGACAGACCATCAATCGCCTTGGCCGCAATCAGCGACGCGGCTTCACGACCCTTGGCCACATCGGTCAGCAACCGGCCTTTGACCCACAGACCCGTGGCATCCTCGCGCACCTCGTCCCACACACCAATCGGCTGGGCCGGGTCATGCTGCCACAACATCTTCACACCGCGCCCTTTGGCCAGCGACGCACCATAAGCGCCCGTCTCAACGGTATCGCCACCTTGGTCAGACTTACCAAACAGCGACGCATACCCGCTGATCACGGTGCCATCCGTGACGGTCACCTCAGTGCCAAGCGCACAAAACTTATGTTCCAAATTCATCATCAGGCTCCACTCAGCGCTTTCACAATTTCAAAAACCAACAATCCGGCGCAGCCGCAGACAATCAGCCAGACCTGCCATTCCAAACGGGTCACCATGAACTCAATCCGGCCCAAGCGGACATCAACCTGCGCAAACCAGAAATCCGACACCGGCGGCGGGCCATCACGGCGCGGCTTGCCGTCCATCCCAACAACATTACGCGCCATCACCGACCTCCAGCGCAGGCAGTCCCAGCAACGACCGCTTCTCAGCATCCGTCAAAAAAGCGGCCTCACTCACCCGGCGCCACTGCGCATCCCGCTCGGCAGACAAGGCCGGGATCTGATCCAAATCAGGGCGCAACATCACGTCTTCGCCTGCGTAATCCGACAACCAAACAGCAATCGCAGACATTACGCGGGTCGCCAGCGGCAACACCGTCAAACGATAAAACGCACGGTTCGCCTCTTGATAATTCGCATAGGTCGCATCCCCCGGAATACCCAGCAGCATCGGCGGCACACCGTAAGCAATCGCAATCTCGCGCGCGGCAGCCTCTTTCGTCTTCTGGAACTCCATGTCAGAGGGCGAGAACCCCATCGGCTTCCAATCAAGCCCGCCTTCCAACAACATCGGACGGCCTGCATTCTTGGCCCCCTGATGCTGCGTCTCCATCTCGCACAACAACCGATCATATTGATCATTGCTCAGCGAAGACTGACCATCCGCCCCACGATACACAATCGCACCAGACGGACGGGCCGCATTATCCAACAAAGCCTTCGACCAGCGCGACGCCGCATTATGCACATCAATCGCTGACGCCGCGGCTTGCAACGCAGAAAACCCATAATGATCATCTTGGGGATGAAAGCTCTTAATATGGCAAATCGGGCTCAGCCCCTCAGCCACATTGAACCGATGCTTGCGACCATTGACCATATACTCATAACCAACAGGCCAGCCATCGGCCCCCGGAACCACAGACATGCGATCAGACCGCAAAACATGCATCTCAACAGGCAAGGCCTCATCAGCCACAGCCTCCAGATACCCATTGCCGGTCAACAACACCTGTCCGAACAAAGCCTCCAACAACTCCGCACGGCCCTGCCCCGCATTCGGACGGGCCAACAGCGCCTGCACCGGATGCGTCTCATAACGACGGTCGGCATCCTGCAATACTACTGGCAAAGCCGCCGCCGCTTCTGCAATCAATTTCACCGCACGAAACCCAATCGGATTACCCGAAAATCCAGCCTTCGTCAGCGACACCACATCGCGCGGCGACCAGGCAACACGACCGGCACTCGACATCGCCATCACACGCCCCGTGGCCGAGGCTTTCACCTCAACTCCAGACGTGTCTGGCTTGGTACGGTTTAAAAATTCAAACATTCAAAACTCCTAGTGCCGGTCGGTGGTGACCATCTGCAGTTCACGAAAAACAATTTGCCTCGGCGGGATTAGGAAATTGACACAGCACCGCGCGACAGCGCGCGCAACACCCTCAAAGCCCGCGAATACTGGGCTTTCGCCACTTCGCGGCAGGCTCAATCATCAAATCGTACAAAGCCCAGACCAACGCATCGACACGATCCGGCGATCCTTTGCCCTCAAAACCACGGCTGGTCATCTGCGCCATCTGATCTTCCAGATCAGATAACCCCCGCACATGGGACACGCGCCCCTGCTCATAAAGCGCCGCAATCGGTTCCGCCCGCGCAACCTTACCCTTGCTGGCATGCACTGACCGATAGGGCACCATGCCATCCACCCCGCGCAGCACAGCCTCAACCATATCGCCGCCCTGATTGACCTCAGCCACCAACCGATCCGCCCCATGCCTGCGCATCGCCGCAATCGCGGCTTCCGCCCAAGCGGTCGGGCGTGCGGCAGACATACTGGCATCTTCCAACACAACCGCACGCCAGTCGTGCGGCGATCCGGTCATGACAACACCCGCCACCACAATCCCACATTGATCAGACCCCGCATGCGACGTCCCCGGCGGGTCAATCGCCACAACAATCCGGTCCAACGCGGACACCTCACCCACCTGACACCCCGCCAAATCGGCCGAGGACCACAACGCCCCCTCAACTTCGGTCAGCATGACGCCTTCCATCTCCTGACGACCCAGCGATGTGCCGCCATAGCGACCCTCAATCTCTTTGAGAAAACTATCCGCCAAATTCGCGCGGTTCGCCTGCGTCGCCGCATGGGTCACCACGGTCGTGTCGCGCTCTAGCAAATCACTCAGCATCTGCGACTTGCGCGGGGTAGTGGTAACACAAGCACGCGGGCTATCGCCCAAGCGCAACGCAAACTGCAACATATCCCAGGCCTCATCGCCACGACGCCACTTGGCCAGTTCATCCGCCCAGACCGCATCAAACTGCGGGCCACGCAAACTGTCTGGATCATGGGCCGAAAATACCTGCGCCTCAGCCCCGTTGGGCCATACCAACAAACGACGGCCCGCAATCCACTCAGGACGTCGGTCAGGGGGGCAAACAGACAAAATACCACTATCGCCAAACACCATCACCTCACGGGCCTGATCCATGGTCTCACCCACCAAAGCCACACGGCGGGCAGCGCCTGGCGCATGGGGTAAAGCCCCTTCCACCATGCGCCGGACCCACTCAGCGCCAGCGCGGGTTTTACCCGCACCTCGTCCGCCAAGGATCACCCAAGTACGCCAATCACCGCTTGGTGCGATCTGATGGGGCATCGCCCAAAAGTCGAAGAGATAGGGCAATGTCGCCAACTGTTCCGGTGTTAACATCTCCAGAAATTGCTTCTGCCAAGAGGCTTTCGCGGAGGCGATCAAGCCTGCACCCGACGTCATGCCGGACGGCGTCATAGTCGATGGCATCTTCATCTGGGTCGGTTCCGAGTTTGGCATGAAAGCGCTCCTCAGCGGTCACCACTTGAAGGTGTGCCGCGTGTAATTGATTAAGTTTGCTTAGAACGTCTTTGAGGGCCACATCCTCACCCGCTTTAAATGCAGCAGTCATTTGCTCCAGCAGTTTGCGAATATCGCGCGACAGAACATCAACCTCGGCTAACCTTTCGGCAGCCAAGAATTCGGGGCTCAGCCCGTCATCGTTTTCTTCATTCATTGTAAATTCAGACCTGTAAGGAAACTTCCGTTACGGTCGAGCGGCAAGGATCGCGTTCACTGATCCCGGTCTTCTAGCAATGGGCAATTTACAATATTGACAGGTCAATTGTCAACCGAACTGGACATCTCCAACGCACGCACGGTTAACAATTTGTTATTAAAAGCAGCGCGTTAGCCGTCGTTCGCGCGCTCCGCTTCAATCTGACGCCACACCGCCACATTGCGGTTGTGATCATCCAGATTGGTCGCAAACGCATGGCCGCCGGTGCCGTCAGCCACAAAGAAAATATACTCTGTTGTGTCTGGATCAAGCGCCGCTTCGATCGCCGCCTGTCCAGGGTTGGCAATCGGTGTGGGCGGCAGGCCTTCGATGACATAAGTGTTCCACGGCGTCGCACCGCGCAGCTCACTCTGGCGCAATCCACGGCCCAAAACACCCTCGCCCCGCGTAATTCCATAGATAACCGTCGGGTCCGTCTGCAAACGCATGCCACGGTTCAAACGGTTCACAAACACGCTCGACACCTGACGACGCTCATCCGGCACGCTGGTCTCTTTCTCGATGATGCTGGCAAGGATCAACGCCTCCTCAGGCGTCTCCAGCGGCAAACCATCCACGCGGTTCTGCCAAGCCTCAGCCAAGATCGCTTCTTGCGTCTCACGCATCCTGCGCAGCACGGATGATACCGTATCACCGTCAGAAATGTCATAGTCGCGCGGGGCCAAAGACCCCTCGGCGGGTGCGTCGGTCACGTCGTCGCGCAGGATATCAATTTCGCCAAGGGCATTCATGATCTGCCAGCTGGTTGCACCTTCGGCAATAACCAACCGGAAGGTCGCGCTTCCATCGGCTTTGACCTCAGTATAGGCCGCTGGCGGTTCTTCGTCAGACACCACAAACCCAGCAAGTTCAACGAACTGATTGGTTGCGGGGTCCAATTCACGCACGTCAACAATCGTGCGATTAATGCCAACACGGTAAATCACCTCAGCGCCGCACGTATTGCGGCCACCACGGGTCACAATATCCACGATCTCTTCCATCGACGCGGCCTCAGGCACACGAAACCGACCTTGCTTTAACTGGCCAGATTTTTCGGTATAATCCGCACCCAACTCAAAAATAAAAGGTGAGGAGATAGCACTCTTCTCAACCAAATCCGCACTCACACGGCTAAAAGTGCCGCCACCGGGCACCTCAAGGCAGATCGCGGCCTCCAACGGGCCCGCAGCGCGGTACTCTCGCGCGCCCCAAGCCACAACACCGGCAATCAGGAACAAGCCAACGATCAGAAACGTAAAAGCATTCGACGCGATATGCCGCCACAT